ATTAAAGTGCGCTGTGTGAAGTAAATTCTGTTGGGTTTCGGGGCGGGGGGATATGGGAATGGCCGGTGGTGGAGGCCCCTCAACCCAACCTACGGGCTGTTCTGCTTAATGGGAAAATTGGGGGGTTGAAATTTGGGGAAAGGTGGGTATAATAGTGGTTGAGCTTCCAACTCTTTTTGAGCGATTTGTTTTATTAAACAAGCGCAAGTCACAATTTAATATATTGCGGGCAAAGATCCGCATCGGGACCATAGTCGCTCAAGAGTTGGAAGCTCCGGCGCTACCCCGGTGCGGATTTTTGCATTTATAGCATGGTTGGGGAGACCTGACCACAAAAGGAGCTTCCAAGATGAAAACGAAGATGAAACAGGATAGTATGGAGATTGAAAGGCAGGCGCTGGTTGAGATTGCGGAGGTGGAGCGGGGTTTGGTGAGGCAGTTGGATGAGGAGGGGCTGCGTTTGCTGGTGGAGTGGGGGCGTTTGGCGACGACGGTGGCGGTGATGCGGTGGGATAGGCGGCGGGGGGTGGGGGCGAGCCAGGGGGCAGGGGCAAGCCCTGCCCGTACGATGGTGGGGGGTGTGCGATGAGGCGGGAGCCGGTGGAGTTCCCCCATGAGTTTATGGAGGCGATGGGGGAGCAGTTGCATAATGTGCTGCGGAAGTGGCTTTTGAGGCAGGAGGGTTGCCCGCAAGATTTGGTTTGGGCGCTGGATGATATGTGTGCGCTGCTGGATTATGCGCATTTGATGGAGCGTGGTAAGCTGCACCCGGAGTTGATGGAGTGTGCGGGGCTTGAGGTGGCGGAATGTGCGCGGTATATTAAGTTGTTTGGGGGTGAGTATTATGTGGGGGGTGGGGATGTGCGGGAGTTTGATAATGGGGTGAAGTGGGGTGAGTTGACAAGTAGTGTACCGATTGGTATAATGAGAGAGTAAGTTCAGCAGGGCAGGCGATGGGCCAGCCCGCAAAGTCGGTATGAGCACCCGATGTTGAGAGACATCGGGTGTTTTTTATTTAAGATTGCTTCGGGATGCTACGCAAACATCCCCCCGCAATAACAGATTGCTTCACCCCAAAGAACGGGGTTCGCAATGACATGAAGGAGGAAGGCGAGATGCCAGATAGTATTGGACAGAAGAACGAAGGAAATGGGGATGGTGGACAGGGCCAGCAAGTGACGTTTGAGGGTTGGCTGGCGGGGCAGGATGAGACGGTAAAGGGACTTTACTCGTCGCATACGGCTGGGTTGAAGAAGGCGCTGGATGCTGAGCGCAGCCGTGGTAAGGATCTTGAAAAGGAGCTGCGGGATGCGGCTAAGAAATTGGAAACAGGAAGTGATGCTCAGAAGAGGTTGACCGAGATGGCTAACCAGTTGTCTGAGGCTACTTCCCGGGCGGCGTTCTATGAGGGCGCGCCTACGGCAGGTGTGCGCAATGTGGCGGCGGCTTATAAGCTGGCGGTTGCGGATGGCCTGGTTGTGGATGGGAAGGTGAATTTTGACTCATTAAGAACTTCCTACCCGGAGCTTTTCGAGGCTGATGCTTCGCAAAAGTCGAAAGCCAAGGGAAACGCCGGGGATGGGACCAATAACAGCGCTGCTGGTGGTGATTCGGTGAATTCGTTCATTCGAAAAGCGGCAGGGTATAGGTAAGCGGGCGAGTGGAGATTGCTTCGTTCCTCGCAATGACATGTGGAGTGGAGATTGCTTCGCACTGCGTGTCGCAATGATAGATTGAAAGGAAGGGTTTTGAGATGGCTTATAACAGTTTTGTTACGAGAGATGGCGCGGATGCGCTTATTCCGGCTGATGTTTTACAGGGGATTATGCAGGGTGTTACTGAGACGAGTGTGGTGATGCGTCTGGGTCGCAAGCTGCGCAATATGGTGCGCAGCCAGATGACGATGTCGGTGTTGGATGCGATGCCCAGTGCGTATTTTGTGACCAAGTCGACCGGGACGAGTGCGCCAGGGAAAAAGCAGACGACTACGATGAGTTGGGCTGGTAAAAATATTGTGGCTGAGGAAATCGCCTGTATTGTGCCGGTGCCGGAAGATATTTTGTCTGATACGGCTTATGACATTTGGGGCGAGGTACGCCCACGGGTGATTGAGGCGATTGGGGCAAAGTTCGATGGGGCGGTGCTGTTTGGGACTGCTGCACCGGCGAGTTGGCCGACTGATATTTATGCGGCGGCTGTGGCGGCAGGAAACTCGGTTGTATTGGGCACTGGCGCTGATCTGTATGAAGACCTGCTGGGTGAGTTTGGTGTGATCAGCAAGGTTGAGGCGAGCGGTTATTTACCCGAAGGGCATGTCGCCGCGATTACGATGCGCGGTAAGCTGCGCTCGGTACGAACCACGCAGGGCGATCCGATTTTCCAGACTTCGATGCAGGAAGCTGGGCGGTATTTGCTGGATGGTTCGCCGATTGTTTTCCCCAAGAATGGGGCGTTTGACCCGACAAAAGCGCTGTTGATTTCGGGAGATTTCAGCGAGCTGGTGTATTCGATCCGCCAGGATATTACGTTCAAGGTGTTGGACCAGGCGACGTTTTTTGATGAAGCCGGTAATATGACCTTGAGCCTGGCGCAACAGGATATGGTGGCGCTGCGGGTGACGATGCGTGCAGGTTGGCAGGTTCCGAATCCGCCTAACCTGGTGAAATCGAGCGGGCAGTATCCGTTTGCTGTGTTGAGACCGGCTGCATAATTGGAGATTGGTTGGGTGCCGCAGTGGGCTGCGGCACTCCCAGGAGGATGAGATGAGTTTTTATCCGTTGAATACTGATGTAAAAATGCCTGTGGCGACTGAGGATGGTTCGGCGCTGGATGGGCTGAGTTGGGGAATTTTGGCGCATTACCAGTCGGCGCCTGCGGCTGTGAGTGGTAGTGCGATTATTTCCGCATACGCATTGAGCGGTAGTGCGATGGCGGTAGCAGGGAGCGCCATCCACCAGCCGGATGTGGCGCGGGCGCTTTCGGTGGTTGGGAGCGGTTCTGCTGTTTCGGGGAGCGCGGTGATTACGGGCAAGGATGTGTCTTGGAATGATATTTCTGAGACGCTGGCGATGAATGGGGTGAGTACGGTGCAAGGGACGAAGGCTTTCCGGCGAGTGGATGGTGTGATGACCCCAAGCGGAAGCGGGTTGACGTTCAGTGTGGGTGTTACTAAGAAGATCGGGCTGCCGTTTTCGACGAGCGCTTCGGCGTTATGTTTGGCGCATTTGTTTGACGGGGCTACTGACGCAGGGGCGTTGAGCCTGGATGCTAGCGATGTGGCCTTGAATACGTATACGCCTGCAGGGACGCTGGATGGTGTGAAGTTGATGGATTATTTCGGCATGGTGAGGTAGGAAAATGGCGGCAACGGTTGATGAGATTGAGCGAGTGAGGCGAATGGCGGGTGAGGTTGGGTCTGCGACGTACAGCGATGCGGCGTTGAAGGCGACGATTGAGCGTTTTGCCTGTTTGGATGCACGCGGGGAAGAGCCGATTACCCGGTATGATTTTTCGACGTTGCCGCCAAGCCCGATTGTGAACGGGGCATGGATGCCTACTTATGACCTGGCGGCGGCGGCGGCGGCGGTGTGGGAAGAAAAGGCGGCAGTGCTGCAGAGCGGGTATGATTTTAATGTAGATGGAGGTTCGTACCAGCGGAGCCAGATGTTTACGCAAGCGACGGCACAGGCGCGGTATTGGCGATCCAGACGGAAGGTGGGGACGGTTGAGTTGGTTATGGCGCCAAGGCCAGTGGTGCTGGATGCGTGGGGCTATGATGCTGACGAGTGATGAATTGGTTAAGATGCGGGCTGAGGCTGTGTTGACGCTGGTGGATGTTTGTTCGATTAAGCGTCAAGTGATCACTGACGATGGATATGGGGGTAAGTCCAAATCTGAGAGTGTTGTAGCCAGTGCTGTTGTGTGCCGGGTTGGGCCCAGCGGGCGTTTACCGGAAGAGCGCATTTTTGCGGACCGGTTAGAAAATTCAATGCCGTATACGGTGACACTTCCGGCTTTGACGGATGTTGAAGACGGCGATGTGGTGGCGCTGGGTACGCGACGTTTGCGGGTGATGGGGGTGGCACGGCGGTCGTTAGAAGTGGTGCGGCGATGTGTGTGTGTGGAGGTAAGATGACGACAAGTGTGTTGACGGCTGATGCGTGGTTATATGACACGTTGACAAAAGACACTACCCTGGCTGGTTTGGTGGGGGAGCGTATTTTTGTGGATAGTGCGCCGAAGCAGACGGCTTTTCCGTTTTTGGTTTACCAGTTCATTACGGGACGTCCGGCGAAGGGTGTGGGCAAGGTTGTGATTTTCTACGAAGAGACCTGGCAGGTGCGGGCAGTGATTGACGAGGGAAGCTACAAGGATATTGGAACGATTATCAACCGGGTGAGAACGCTGACGGATGGTGTCGAAGGCACGGGAGTTTTATCGTGTGAAGAGGTGCAGACGTTCAGGTTTTCTGAGTATGACCAGGGTACGGAGTATTGTGCGCTGGGGGTTGAGCTGTTGGTGAGGACGCAATAGATATTTTAACCACAGACACTTGCACAGAACGCCAGTGCGGTGTAAACGCGGACACTTGCACAGAACGCCAGTGCAGTGTGAAAGCGGATATTTTTTGGGATGATAGAAAGGATTTTGAGATGACAGCAGATCGAGCGAGTATTTTTCAGACTATTCAATTGGGGGTGGAAAGTGTGGCAGGGAGCGCGGTGGCGGCGGGTAAGGCGTTGAATTCGCTGAGCATTGAGCCGAGTATTAAGGCAGATATTAAGAACTTCAGGCCAATGGGCAACAAGTTTCCGACGCTGAGCGCTTTGGGCAAGGAGTCGGTTGAGGCGAAGATAAAGGGACAGCAAACGTATAGCGAGTTGATTTATCCGTTGTCTTCGTTGATTACGGGGGTGAGTGGATCCGGTCTGGGTGGCTCTCCGGTGGCTTACCAGTGGACTTTTTCGCCGAACTCGAGTTCGGCGGACAGCCCAAAGACGTTTACGGTTGAGCAGGGTGATGCCAGCATGGCGCATCGTTTTACGGGTGGTTTGGTGACCGGACTGACCTTTAAGTTCACGCGTAACGAGACGACCCTGGATGGGGCGATGATCGGTCAGGCGCTGGAGGATGGGGTTACGATGACGGCCTCGCCGACCAGTATTGACCTGGTGCCAGTGCTGGCAGGGCAGGTGGATATTTATCTGGCGGATACGCATGCAGGATTGGATGCGGCTGCGGCATTGGGCAGGCCGCTGGAGGTGGCGGTTGAGATTGCAGATCGCTATAACCCGGTATGGGCGATTGGGACGGCGACCAACAGTTGGGCGGCGTTTGTGGAAGCTGAGCCGAAGGCGACGACCAAGTTAAAAATGGAGGCCAATACTGAAGGCATGGCGATGTTGGCGAATATGCGATCGGGGGCAACGAAGTTTATGCGGATCCAGGCGCTTGGGGCGACGATCAGCGGGTCGAATAAATATAAGCTGCGGATCGATGCAGCCCTGCAGGTTAAAGACGTGAGCGATTTCAGCGATGAGGATGGGGTGTTTGCGATTGAGTGGTCGCTGGCAATGGTGCATGACGCGACGTGGGGCAAGGCGTTGGAAATTGTTGTGGTTAATAAGCAGAGTGCTCTTTAG